GTTATGGTGCATTATGCATAAGGGAAATTAAATGTTTTGATTTTAAGTGATTTAACCTTTTTGATAGGTACTTTAATAATTAAAGCTGGAGGTGCGAAGAAATAATCAAATACTATTGATGACAATGAGAATTAATTACTCAATTAAATAGACTTCTTTCATCATAGGGATTAAATTAATAATTAAGACAAAAACTAGCAATTGGGAACAAATTGGACGGAATACATCAAATAAAAGTTACAACCTCAAAAATCAATAATTAAATTACCGCTGACACTGGGAAACCTGATATCAGTGTAATGTCTGAATTTAATTTATTTTAAATTTAATCAATTGATGCTACTTCTGAAAGAACAATGGTTCAAATGACTAATCCGAAAATATTTTAGAATTTAACCACATATGAGAAAAACAACGATTAAAAGATGGAAGTGCCCTTGGATGAAATTATACCATCTGAGGTTTTAGATTTATGGTCTAACACTGAGTTACTTGATGACTTTAATGTTTTTGCTCCTGGTGAGAATGTTTAAGTGACATTTAGAGATTTACCATTGAAAGTGAGGGTTGTGTTTAAAGCAACTATGGTTAAAACACCAATTTGGTCAAGACCAGTACTAAGTTAAAAACACAACAATGAACTCAATGCCTTAACAGGTGTATTGATGAATCAGGTTGTTGTTAGAACTAGTAATTTAAATATTGAAGAAGAAGTGTTAAGATTTAAAAGAGTTTACATTGGCTAATAGAAAAATGAATTGATTAAACATTACTTAAATCAACCCTTAACATACAATTTAACTAAATCTGAAGCTTGGTTAGAATCTAGGCCTGACAAAACTAAAATAGCTCGTGAAATAGTTAATTTCTTTGAAAACTAATTAGGAGTTAAAAATTACAATGATGTTAAATTACACATCAAGTTAGAATCTTTATTAAAATCAGAACCCATTAATCAATGGAACAAACAGTAAGCCAGACCTATTGTTTGGTAATCTAAGATAGTGGCCTACATTTTCTCAAACATTTTTAAAGAAGCCAAAACTAGACTAAAGAAATTACTAAGGCAAAACATGTTATACACTGATGGCTGCACACCTTAAGAACTCAATTGGTGGTTAAGTAATTTCCAAAGATGTGGTACTTTTATGGAAAATGATTTGACAAAATAAGATAGATAAACTGAT